ACATCGACTCGCCGAAGGACTTGAAGAAGTACCTACCGCAGCCGACCACTGCGCAAGTCGCGCCTACACTACTCTAACCCACAAACAAATCACATTATGGAATTAACAGCAGAACAAACAGAGGCACTTGCCGCAATCGAGTCACAATTCAAAGAAGATTGGTGGCTCAAAAACAACCGAGAGCCGCTATTGGGCGAAATCATCCAATGGACAATGGATAAGCTCGCGCGTTTTGAGGCGCGTGAACAACAGAGCCGCAGAGCCAAGATACAACTTATCCAAGACGAGTTGATGGAGGCTCACCAACGCGGAGATTGGCAACAAGTCGCCCACGTAGCATTGGATATGCTCCCCAAAGTAAATAACCCTCGATATAAAACCCCAACCGCATGAAACTCAAACAAGTCAGCATCCCGATTTACGACTTCGACGTTACTTTTGTCGAATATGAAGGCGCAGCAGACGCTGAATATGTTGAAAAGCTCTACAAAGAGTTCAACATTGACGATGAGGACATCGAAACTACGCAAAAGCAACTGAAAAACGAAGGAAAGAACGGCGGCGACACGTTCCGCAACTGCGAAATGCGCAAAATCCTCGTTGCGGTCTTTCCTTGTGACGATGAAGTCAAACGGCGCAACATTGTCGCCCATGAGAGCCGCCACGTCGTTGACCGAATTTTAGAGTGGATAAACGTTGACGACATCGAGGCTGCGGCTTACCTGCAAGGCTACCTCGCCGAATTTATCTATTAACCGACTTGTGCAAAAGCTGCTGTGGTCAGTGCGACTGCGCTCGACCTGTGCAAAAATTGCACATATCGCAATAAATCGCAAAACATCGCAAATTACGATATTCAATGAAAGTAAAGTACAAAGGTGAATGGTACGAAGTGTTGAACGTACTGATTGAAGGCGTTGGCGCAGTTGCAGCCCGCGAAATCGAAGATTGGCATTTGCCGAACTGGGAAGAAATGCGCTATGCACTCGTCAAAGAGATTATGACTGACAAACTCGTTGGCGGTCAGCGACTCCCCGATAGCGATGAAATTGCCAAGTACGCCACCAACCTCATAAACGAACTCAAACGCAACCCTGTATGAGTAACCGTCCTAAACGCCTCGCGCGACACCAAGGCAATGCGCGCGGTCAAGCCGACTCAGCGCAAGCACTTGCAAAGTATCGTGGAATCTTCCACGGCAACAGAGATGAAAAGATTTTCCCCTCAAACAACAAACAACAATGATACAAACAGCAACAACCCCCGAACAAAGTGAACGCCTACTGCAATTGGGTGTTCCTGCCTCCACCGCCGACATGGAGTATTGCATGGGCGCATTGCGCGTCAAACGCCCCGAAGGCTGCGCCGACAACGACAGCGTGAAAACGCCCGCATGGTCACTCTCCGCACTGCTCGAACTCCTCCCGACACGCTATGAACGCGATGACTATATTGCGGAAATCGTCAAGGTGGACAAGTCATTATTCTTGAGCAACTTTATGGATGGCACTAACCCCCTCAGCCCCTTCGAGATGCTGAGGCAAGTTGCAACCCCCGAACCTATTGAGGGCATTGTCCTCATCATAGAATGGCTCGTTACTAACGGCTACCCTCTTAACAACAGCAAATACAACCAACATACCACAACCCATTAATTCATTCTCCAACAATGGAAACAAACGAAATTATCGAGGTGAAGCAGCCCGAAATGCTCACCGCCATCGACCGCGCTGAGGTCGACGTGCAAATCTCCACCGCCAAGCAGTATCCCCGCGACCTGCCTACGGTGCTCAACAAAATCGCCACCTATGCCACCATGGACAAGGAGACAGCCGAAGATTGCTTCTACGTCCTGCGCCGCAAGAACGACCGCGGACAAGACGCCATCATCGAGGGCTTGAGCGTCCGCATGGCAGAAATCATTGCCTCGGCGTGGGGCAACATCCGAGTGGCAACACGCATCATCGGCAACGACGGCAAGACCATCACCGCACAAGCCGTGTGTCACGACCTCGAGAGCAACGTGGCAGTGACCAAGTGTGTGCCCCGACGCATCACCAACAAGTATGGAAAAACCTACTCCGAGGATATGCAGATTGTGACCGGCAATGCCGCCGCAAGTATCGCCTTCCGCAATGCCGTGCTTGCTGTCATCCCCAAGGCTGTGACCAAGAAGATCATCAACGAAGTGAAACGTGTGGCGCTGGGTCAGAGCATCGACCTCGAGAGCAGCCGTCAGAACGTCATCACCTACTACGGCAAACTCGGAGTGAAGCCCGAGCAGCTACTGGCTTACTTGGGTGTTGGCACCATCGAGGCTATCGACAAGCAGAAAATCTTCGAGCTTCGCGCCCTGCGCAATGCCATTGAGGAGGGAACCACGTCGGTGCAGGAAACATTCATCGACCCCGAGAAGGAAGCACAAGCCAAAGCCGATGCAGTGAAGAAAGCCACCAACGCTGCCGACAAGGCTGCTGCCGCCATGGCTGCCGCTACCAACCCCGACAAAGCAGAGTAACCAACCCACCAACAACAATCATCACTCAATCTTATCACTAATTTTCTAAATATCAGAAAACTATGACACGTCAAGAAATCAACGATGCTGCAACCACATGGGCGCAGGAAGATATCGCTAATCGCACCGAAATATGCTTCATGGCTGAGAGCGACAATGGCGAACACGCCGTCTCTCAATCCATAATGGGCACCAATGGCAACGTTATCGACATCCTTGCCTCCGTGTTTGCCGAAAACACCGAACTCCGCAAACTCTTTGAGATGGCTATCGACTTCAGCCGCTTGGCACCACTAAACAACAACATTCCATCCGCATAACCATGGCTAACAACACTATCATCCGACCCGCCAACCATGACGAGTGGCTCGCAGTCCGCCGACAGGGCATCGGCAGCTCTGAGGTGGCAACCATCGTGGGGCTGAACCCATGGGAGACCCCCTATCAACTTTGGCGCAAGAAACTTGGCATTGATGCCCCCAAGGCAGAGAACGCTGCCATGCGCAACGGACATATCCTTGAGGACTCCGTGGCGCGCTGGTGGGGCGCCGAGAACCCCGCACGTGAAATCATCAAGCGCAGTGCCATTGACTGGATAGCGCGCGACAACGACCGCCCATATCTGCAAGTATCGCCCGACCGCACGTTTTGGCTCGGCGACAGCCGCCAACCCGACGCCAAAGGCATCCTTGAGTGCAAGACCACGCGCATGAAGGTTGACCCTAACAACCTCCCGAAATACTGGTTCACGCAGGTGCAATATTTATTGGGCGTGTCAGGCTATCAGCAGGGCAGCCTTGCATGGCTCAGCGCCAACAACGGTTTCGACTTCGGGTTTAAGGATCTGCAATTCGTGCCCGACTTCTACGCATGGCTCGTGGAGGAGGTGGAGCGCTTTTGGACGGACTGCATCCTTGGGCGCAAAGAGCCTGACCCCATCTCGGCTCAGGACGTGATGCTGAAATATACCCGCCACACCGAGGGCTTATCCCGCGAGTGCTCCGACGAAACATTTGAGGCATACCAAGAGCTGAAGCAGGTGCGCAAAGAACTCGATGCGCTGGATGAGCGCAAAGCCAAGCTCGAGGACTCGCTGAAAATGGCGTTTCTCGACGCTGAAGCTCTCAGTTATGGCGGAGACCTCATCGCCACATGGAAAGCCCCGAAACCGAGCGCTAAATTCGACGCTAAGGCTTTTCAGAAGGCTTACCCCGACATTGCCAAAGAGTTTACCACCATGCAGCAAGGTTCACGTCGTCTGCTGCTGAAATAACCACCCACTCCACTACCCCCCCCCTAATCTTCTCACCCACAGAAAAGAACGAATCCGCAATGATTAGCATCTCCAATCAAGACAGAGATAAGGCTGTGGAATACCTCAGAGCCTTCGCCGCTTCGGTCGATGACCGGGGACTGCGCTCCTCGACTCTATCCAACAAGAGGCGAATGGCTCTGAATCTTGCCGCCAAACTTGAACGCAAGATGCCCGAACCATTGCCACAACGGAAACCAACCTAAGCAAGTGCCCGACAGGCGAACCACCACACAGCGCACGAACACAGTTGCCACCGCCACCCAAGTTCATCATTCTTTTCATCACCCCAATCCATCAACTTATTTACTCACAATATGTTTACTCTTCGACCTAACCAGGAAGAACCGATAAGGAAAGCCATCGACTTCTTCAACGCCAAGAAGCCCAAGCCCAGCCTCATTGTGCTGCCAACGGCGTGGGGCAAATCCATCCTCACGGCTTACGTGGCGAAGAACAGCACCGACAAACTCATTGTGCTGCAGCCAAGCAAGGAACTCCTGGAGCAGAACTATCAGAAATATTGCACCCTTTGCGGCGAGGAGTTTGACTTTAATGCCGGCATCTACTCCGCGAGCTTCAACAAAAAGGAGATTGCTCAGATCACTTATGCCACAATCGGCTCCATCACCAAACTCGGCGCACAGTTCAAGGAGATGGGCTTCACCAAGATGCTCATCGACGAGGCGCACCTCTATCCCCGCGAAGCCGACTCCATGCTGGGGCGCTTCCTCAAGGACAGCGGCATAACTCACGTGCTCGGCATCACCGCCACCCCCGTGAAGCTGCAAACCAACTTCAACCGCATGGGCGAACCATACTCCAAACTGGTGATGCTCACTTCGCGCTCCAAGCATGGCAATTTCTTCAAAGAGATTATCCACGTGGGGCAAATCTCGGAGATGGTGGAGATGGGCTACTGGAGCAAACTCATCTACCAAGCCGATGCGAAGTTTGATGCCCGCAAGTTGCGCTACAACTCCACACGCAGCGAGTTCACCGCCGAGAGTGTGCGTGATGCCTTCAACGCCAACAACGGATATTCAGCCATTATTCGCACCCTGAACCAAAACATGGATCGCCGCCACGTGTTGGCATTCGTCCCCACCATTGCCGACGCTCAGCTCTTGGCGCAAGCCTACCCCGAAAGCGCTGCCATCTACGGCGACATGGACAAGAAGGAGCGCGCACGGATCATCTCCGAGTTCAAGGAGGGGAAAATTCGCGTGATTTTCAACGTCAGGGTGCTCTCCACCGGCTTTGACTACCCCGGGGTGGACTGCATCATCCTCGGCACCAGCACCGCGTCGTTTGCCTCCTACTATCAAATCATCGGACGCGCCACCCGCATAGCCCCCGGCAAGACTGACGCCCTCATCGTTGACCTCGCGGGGAACGTCAAGCGCTTCGGGCGCGTGGAGGACATCACCTTTGAGCAGGGCAAGCTATGGCGCATATTTGCCTCGGGCGGCAAGCTCATCAGCGGCATCCCCATCGACCAAATCGGGCAATTCACCCACGAGGACACCGACGCAGTTGACAACGGCACCTATGAGCCACCGCTGATGGAAGTGATGCCATTCGGCAAGTACAAAGGCGAACCCATCAAGGACGTGCCGATGGACTATCGTCGGTGGATGATGCGCGCTTTCACATGGGACTCCAAGAACGAACTCCTCCGCAAATCTATCGTAGCAACTCTTTAACTCACCTAACATTATGACTAAAGAAAAAGAAGTCTCCCTGTTCTTTCGCGAATGGGTACATACTTTGAAAAGCCTCCCAAAGGACTTGCGCTGCGACCTTTACGAGGCGGCAAGCGACTATGCAAGCACCGGGAAGCTCCCCAACTTCACCGATGAGGCTGCTGCCATTGCCTTTACGTTCATGAAAATGGCAATTGACCGCGCTGCAGAGAAGTATGAGAGCATTTGCGAGCGGCGCAGAGAAGCCGTGCAAAAACGGTGGAACCGTGTGAAATCGCAAAAGCAAGAATACAATAGCATACAAAGTGATACAAACGATACAAATGTATGCAACCCGATACAAACCATACCTACAAATGGTAATGGTAAAGGTAATGGTAAAGGTGAATCCTCTAACGAGGATATAAATAAAAAAAAGAAATTTTTTAATAAAGAAAACAAAGAAAGGGACTTCGAAGCTCCAACGGTCGAAGAAGTGCAGAAGTACATCAACGACAACCGACTCACCGGCAAAGTCGACGCACAGGAATTTGTCGACTACTACACCTGCATCGGCTGGATGGTGGGACGCAATCCCATGAAGAACTGGAAAGCGGCAGCACGAGCATGGGAGCGTCGGCGCGACCGAGTGATGCCACAAGCCAAACAACAACTCCAAAAGTCGGGCTACTCCGCAGCAGGTATCGAACTGGGCGATGGCGAGTACCTACGACCTGACGGCACACGCACCTACGGCAGCGGCGCAGACACAGTGCCCGACGACGCACCCACAAGACCGGCTAAAACCTACTGGTGGGATGGCGAAGAACACCGCTGGAGCAGCGCAATTTGATTAACCTTAGACCCTCACGAACATGGCACAACTTGACTTTGAACAATTCGGCATCGACGTGTCGCACATCTCACGCACGTCGCGCAACGGCAAAACCTTCTGCCCTCAATGCCACGACACCCGACACGACAAACGCGACAAAAGCCTCTCGGTGAACATGGAGACCGGAGCCTTTAAGTGCCACTACTGCGGTTGGTCGGGCTGCGCTGAGGTGCGCACTGCCGACGACAAGCAGCGCTGGATGGAGCAACAGGTGTGGTTCACCCCCAAGCCTATCCGACGTCAGAAACCGGAATACAAACGACCCACACCCCGACAGCACCAACCCATGAGCGCAAAAGCCCTGGCATGGTTCAACGGCAGAGGCATCAGCGCCGAAACCCTGCAAGCCATGAAGGTGACGGAGGGCATGGAGTGGATGCCGCAAAAGAACGGACAGGCAAACACCGTGCAGTTCAACTACTACCGCAACGGACAACTCATCAACACCAAGTTTCGCACAGGCGACAAGTGCTTCAAGCTCTGCTCGGGTGCAGAACTCATCCCCTACAACATCGACGCCATCAAGGACACCAAGGAGTGCATCATCACCGAGGGCGAAATGGACGCACTGACCTTCTACGAGTGCGGCAGACACGACGTGGTGAGCGTTCCCAACGGAGCCAACGCCAATCTCGACTACCTCGACGACTTCATTGAGGAATATTTCGACAACAAGGAGACTATCTACATCGCAGTCGACACCGACTCCAAGGGAGTGATGCTGCGCGATGAGCTGCTTCGCCGCTTCGGGGCTGAACGCTGCCGAGTGGTGGAATATGGCGACGACTGCAAAGATGCCAACGAACTGCTTCAGAAACGAGGCAAGGAGAGCGTCCTGCAAAGCCTCAACGCCGCTCCCGAGGTGAAGATGGACGGCGTGTCATTCGCTGCCGATGTCGAGAAGAACGTCTACAAGGTTTGGGAATCAGGTTTCCAACGGGGCGTGACCATCGGGCATGAGAACCTTGACAAATACATCAGTTTTGAAACCAAACGTCTTTGCATCGTCACCGGCATACCCGGCTCGGGTAAGTCCGAGTTTATCGACGAAATGGCAGAGCGACTTAACATGAGATACGGCTGGAGATTTGCCTACTTCAGCCCGGAAAACGCTCCGCTGGAGTATCACGTCTGCAAACTGATTGAGAAGTTTACAGGTGGCAGCATATCCAAGAAGACAATACGCCGCGAAGAGGTGACACAGGCGTTGCAACACATAGACCGCGACTTCTTTTTCATTACGCCCAAGAATGATTGCAAGGTAAGCACTATTCTTGAGAAAGCAAAATATTTGGTTCGTCGCTTCGGCATCAAATGCCTGGTGATAGACCCTTTCAACCGACTCGAATTTGACTACAACGGATTGAGCGAAACGCAATACATCTCCAAGATACTTGACAAACTGACAAACTTCGCACAGGTCAACGACGTGCTGATCATCCTGATGGCTCACCCTACGAAGCTCCAAAAGAACAAGGACGGGAAAACCGACCCTCCCAGCCTCTACGACATCAGCGGCTCGGCGCACTTCTTCAACAAAGCCGACTTCGGCATAGTTGTCCATCGTGATCGCCAAAAGGGCACGGTGCTTGTGAAGGCTGAAAAGGTGAAGTTTCGACACCTCGGTGAACCCGGTGAGGCAATCTTCAAGTACAACATCAACAACGGGCGCTACGTGCCCTACATCGAAGGCTTCGAGCCGATGTGGGACAACACTAACCACCTCGTCGATGCAGAGCGACAGAAAGCACGTGAAGCCCTTGAGTCGGCACAACTCCCCCTCGACTCCACC